CGGTTGAGAAAATCAGAAGGTCATATTGGCGACCTCATTAAAAAGACCGCAGCGAAAAGGGAACCGACACCGGAAGAATTGGAGCAACAGAAGAAGGACGCGGAAGAGGAAGCAAGTGTGGCCGAGTTACACGGTCCTGAATTGCTCGACTACCTGAAAAAGCGTGACTCTCGGCTTACCGAACAAATCGCCAAGCCCGACGATGTAGCGCGAATCAGGGAAGAACTCGCGACGGACTTCAAGAAAGAATTGTCAACCGTGCAGCAGTCGTTTGAAACAAGGTTGGTTTCCGCTGTACATCCTGGATGGACTGAGACAGTAAGAACGCCTGAGTTTATTGATTGGATGAAGCAACAACCGGCAGAAGTCAGAACCCTTGCAGAAAGCCCGAAAGCAGATGACGCAATCAAACTGCTTAATTCGTACAAAGGCAAGGCAAGGCCAAACGACCGAGATGACAGGTTGGCAAGATCAGTTGCACCAAAGAAAACAAGCGGAGTCTCTAAACCTTTGACAACGGCAAATATGACGCCCGAACAGTTACGGGCTTATGAAATCAAAGCAGGTTATGACGACGACTAAGAGGAAATACAATGGCAATTCAAGGATATAGTACAGTAGCAGGGCGCAATCTCCACCGCGCCGAAGGCAAAATGCTTAAACACGCAGAGGACGAAATTGTTCTCGGTATGTTTGGTGACTTCAAAGAGCAACCCCTTAACAAAACCGACACCGTTATTTATCGCCGTGTCAAACCCGTAAACGCGGCCAGCAACGAGACTTCCCAGATCGACCCCAACGACTTTATGACCTCTGAGGGGACGACTCCTGATTCTCTCGGTCTGGACTTCACGGATGTATCTGTGACTCTCGTGCAGTATGCCGTGCTGTTTAAGTACACCAGCAAGAGTGCATTGATGTATGAAGACGACATCCCCAGCGAAATGAAGAAACTGACCGGACAGACCGTTGCAAGCATCGCCGAGAAAGTGGCGTATGGTCAGGCCCGTGGCGGAACCGCTGTTACTTATGCAAACGGTTCAACCCGTGACGCCGTAAACACCAAGATTTCTCTTAACAAACTCCGCATTATCGCCCGTGCATTTGATGCCAACAAGGCTATGCCGGTAAGTTCTGCTATCAAGTCTGGTTCTGAGTATGGCACCCGCTCTTGTGAGCCTGCCTTTATCGTCTTCTGCCACTCTGACGTAGAGGCAGACGCCCGTGATCTTTCCGGATTCGCCAAGCGTGTTGATTATGGTAGTGCAACAAAACCGTTGCATGAGAGAGAGTTCGGATCGGTTGAGCGTTTCCGATTTGTTCAGTCTTCCATGTTCTCGCCCTTCCTGGCTTCTGGTTCTGCAACTCTGAACAGTATGAAGTCTTTGGCTGGCGCGAAGGTTGACGTATACCCGAACGTAGTAATCGCAGAAAGTGCGCTCGGTCACGTTTCCCTGAAGGGGCATGGTTACACAGGCATTACACCGGTCCACGTTTCCCACGACACCTACAACCATGCTAACCCGACCGGCATGTTTGGATTCGTCGGTGCTAACTTCTGGTACAACTGTGTGAGACTCAACGAGAATCACATGTATCGCTATGAAGTTGGTGTAAGCGACTTGGCATAAAACATTGGGGGAGCAATCCCCCTTGGAGGTTTGACAATGAGTGAGAGTATTAAACAAAGAATCGGCGGGATGAGTTCAGCCGACAAGGTCCAGTGGCGAAAGCTGATGGACGCTGTGCTTGCCGATTTGACAGCACTTCGTGCCAACATCGCCACTTTGACTACCGACGCGAGCAAGGCATATACATTGACCGGCGCAGGTTTAACCATAGCAAGCGGCAAGAAAACTGCGACTTGTGGGACGGCTTTTTGGTATATGGCTGGCGGTGCAATGCACTACAAAGCAGCCGGTGATTGTTCCGCATTAGCTGGTACTATCGCCGATGCAAAGGCCGCAGCATGGACTTTTTATATTGATGCTGCCGGAGATATTACCACTAGCGCCAAAACAGCCGACGCCGCAAACGCAGCCGCAGCCGCAGCACTTGCCGCAGCCGTAGCAGTTCCGGCAGGGCTTGCCGCAATTGGTGTTTTGATTGTTTCATCGTCCGGCGCTACTTTCGTCGGCGGGACAACAGACCTCGACGCAGGAACAGCAACCGATGTTTATTACAGTTTTATCGGCCCTGCTGCTACCACTTCAACCACTTCCACCGCTACCTTAACCGTAGTGGAATAAGAGGGAAAAATGAATCTTAATGACAATCCGCGTAATGCAACAATGTGTTTATCAAAGGCAGGTCTTGCCGTTGGTTCTTCCGGCGCAACTATCGACATTGCCGCCCCGAATGGCGCTGGTGTTGATTTTTGTATCAAGGGGATTATGTACCACAAGGCCGATACCGCAAGTATTGCAGTCACCGCTGCCGCAGTTCAAGCCGCGTTGACGAGCTGCCTGTATCTGGTGTGCCTTGATTCTGCCGGAACGCTTTCAACCGTAAAAGGGACAGCAGTTCTTACCGCTGCTTATGTGGCTGGTGATGCTGTCCTTGATTGGCCTACCGTCCCGGATGGAAAGTGTGCAATCGGAGCCGTAAAAGTTGATTGTGCTTCCGGCTACACCTTCACCGCTGGAACAACGCTTCTTTCGGCAACCGGAATTACCGACACCTATTATGATTTTTGTGTCGTTCCGAGCGCTCCTTTGTCTGCCTAATTTAACGAGGGGCGGGGAAACTCGCCCCTTCTCTTGAGGGATTTATGAGAAAAGAAACAATCATAGAAGAAAATCACACAGCACCACCTGAACCGATTGACGCGCCGATAATTCATACTGAAACTGAATCGTTTATGAATGACGGTGCCGAGCTTGAAAAGTTTATGAACGAGCCGGTGCAAATCATCGTTTTCAGCGGTGGCCGAGAAGGTGATATTGATATTATCGCGCCGGAAGTGAACGGGCAGAAATTCTACATTGAGCGCAATAAACCAACATGGGTCAAGCGTTCGATTGTCGAGATTTTGGCACGGGCAAAAACGACCACATACGGGCAGGAAGAGTTTTCACCGACTGAAAAGAAATCATTGCAGCTTATCCCCCGGACTTCCCATTCATACCCGTTTCAGGTTGTTCAAGATCGAAACCCGATGGGACCGGCATGGCTTCAAGCGATCAGTAAACAACGATGAACCGTCTACAACTCACACAACGCCTTTTGCAAGAGTCTGGACTTGCCGGGAGTGTCTCAGGCACTACTGGGCAGACCGGCGAGGCTAAACAGTTGGTTGATTGGATTGATTCGGCTTACATGGACATTCTCACGTCAAGCCGTTTCTGGTTGTTCATGCGATCTGATTTTACCATGCCATTGTCTAACGGTGTGTCGTCATACGCTGCAAGTGTCGCTGGTGTGACTGATCTAAGCCAGTGGCGCACGGATGATTGGAGATGTTATCTCACTACGACAGCCGATGAGCAGTGGATAGAGTACGTTCCTTACTCAGAGTTCCGGCTTGTTTGGCTGATGGGACCGAGCCGAACGCAAGCAGGCAGACCGCAATACTTCACGGTCAAGCCGAACAAAGAGCTACTTTTCCACCCTGTCCCGAATGACGCATTCTTTGTGGTTGGAGAATACCAGAAAGCACCAACGGCAATGGCTACAGATACGGCAACGCCTGTATTCGGTGAGGATTACCACATGGCTATTGTCTGGAGAGCTTTGATGTTTTTCGCCGGTTTCCATTCTGAGCCGGATAAATTCGCGCTCGGACAAAACGAGTTCCGGCGAGTCATGCAGGCGATGAAAGCGCAAGAGATTGAACAAATTGCATGGGGGCAGCCTTTAGCATGATTCTACCTCAAGCCAAGATACTTGAAAAGTATGTCCGGTTCAACGGTGGACTTGATGAGGTTACGCCTCCTTGGGATATTCCGTCAGGTACGGCGAAAAGTAGCCAAAATATTTATCAGGGGATTAATGGCGGATGGGAAACATTTCAAGGGTATGAGGCTTTTAACGGAGAGGTTGCACCATCGGCGGCAATTCATGCGCTTCTTGACGTTACGATCACCGGCACAATAGCAGTAGGCGACACCATAGAGCAAGGGCTTGTCTCGGCTGTTGTCTTGCTCGTAGGCAATGGCTTTCTTGTTATCACCAAGACAACAGGGTCATTCATCGCAGGATCGATTGAAATAAGCGCGGTAGAGGTTGGCACGGCAGCAGGCGCACAGCGCATTGACGCAGGCGACACAGCACGATTAAGGGCATATTACAAGAACATTGCCGCCGATTCGTACAGGGCAGACATTAGCGCAATACCTGGCAGTGGTTCAGTCCTTGGCGTGTGGATGTATAAGGACAAGTGGTACGGGTTCAGGAACAACGCAGGCGGAACCGCTGTTTATATGTACGTTGAGAGTGCAAGCGGATGGACTCAAGTCAACCTTGGAAGAGAACTCGCTTTTACCCATGGTGGAACCTATGAAATCGTTGCGGGGAATACCATCACCGGGGCGACTTCGGGATTTACGGCTGTTGTCACGAAGGTCATTCTTACATCCGGCACGTTCGCAGCAGGTGACGCGGCAGGGCGTATTTTCTTTGCTTCTCAAACTGGCGCGTTTGTTTCTGAGAACTTGAACGTAGGCGCGAATGTAAACGTTGCGACCATCGCCGGGAACTCTTCGGCAATCACCTTTGCAGTACCGAGCGGTAGATTCAAGTTTGGTAATTACAATTTCACCGGATCAGCCGGAACTCTCAAGATGTACGGGGTTGACGGTAAGAACCGAGGCTTTGAGTATGACGGAACGACTTTTGTCCCGATAAATACCGGCATGACCTCAGATGCACCAACGAACCTTGCAAACTTCAAAGGTCATCTTTGCTATTCATTCGGGCCATCATTCCAACATTCTTCCCCAGGATTCCCTTATGTGTGGTCGGCTGTTATCGGCGCAGGAGAGATAGCACTAGGCGACAATATTACAGGATTTCATCTTCTGCCAGGTTTTGCCACAGGCGGAGCACTTGGCCTTTTCTCTCAGGACAGTACCAATGTTCTATATGGAACTTCTGTCGATGATTGGAACCTTGTTTCATACAACAACGAGGTGGGGTCTATAGCAAACTCTATTCAACAGATTGGCCGCACATACTTTGCCTCAACTTCAGGGATTATAGACCTTTCAACATCTCAATCATTCGGAAACTTCCAAGATTCGATTGTAAGCGCAAAGGTTGAGCCGTTTTTAAGAACTAGATTAAACCAGATCACCGCATCTTGTGTTGTCAGGGCGAAGAATCAGTATTGGTTATTCTTTGAAGACAAGACGGCAATCTGTGCGACCGTCATAAACGGGGCAGTGAGCGCAATAATGCCGATGAGGTTTTCCCATAAGGTAACGTGTATTTCGTCTTGCGAGACAACTACCGGACAAGAAGAGATAATGTTCGGATCA